GCTAAAGCAAGGTGGAGAGATTGAAGATGGCGTAAGAACTGCAATACGAGAAGAGATTGAGTATGGGCTTGTTGATCCACTTAAATGGGAACAAGCACAGGAGCGTATTACAAAACAAGTAGCAAAGTTCAATGGTAGGATAGAGTCTGTTTGGCAAGCAGGTGGAGTCATCTGTGGTTTAGGTGCTTCTGCCAAATCTACAGTTATGATTAACTTTGCTAACATTCAGCCAGGAAGAATTAGTGCAGTCGCTGATGATGTTAAGGAAAAACAGGGGCATAGGATTCCAATGATAAATATACCAATTATCAGTACTGAAGATATGCTAAAACTTAATCCAACTGATATAATAGTATTTGCGTGGAATATTAAAGATGAACTTGAAGCAAAACTTAGGACACTTGGATATGCTGGAAACGTATGGACTTGGAATGGAGAATAAATGTACGAGTATTATGTAAATGAAGTAACAAATGTAGTTGATGGAGATACCATCGATGTTGTGATTGATCTAGGATTTGACATCCTATTCAAGAGTCGTGTAAGATTAGCTGGTATTGATACACCAGAATCACGCACATCTGATAAGGCTGAGAAGGTTCTTGGGCTTGAGGCTAAAGAATACCTTAAGAAGAATATTAAGGCAGCAAAGAAGGTTGTTATCCGCACTGAGAAGATGGATTCATCTGAGAAGTATGGTCGCATTCTTGGCTGGGTATACCTTGATGATCACTCTGAGTCAATCAACAACAAAATGATTAGTGAAGGTTACGCTTGGGGATACATGGGAGAGACCAAGATTAAAGATTTTGATGCACTAGCAAAAGCTAGAGCTGCTGCTTCTAATAAATAAAACAAAGGTATAATAAAACTATGGAATTCTTCCTTGGTTCTATCAGTGCATTTATTTGTATGTATTTCTTTACTAAGAACATATCGAAACTTAGTGATAAAACTGTTAATCTTAAGGTGCCAGTTCATTCTCAAGCTAGGCTTTGGGAAATTACTGAAGCCACAAGGGTTTTAGACGATATGATTAAAGTAATTAAACAAGCAAATAAAAAGACACAAGCACAGAAACATTATGATTCACTTCATATCAAGGTTGTTATCTCTGATGGAGAGGCATTCTGGATAAAGGATAATGTATTCTATACAGCTAACATTACAGATCATCAGGTTGACCATGAACATGCACGTGTAGTTGACACAATGGCCATGGATGATGTACAATTGAAACGTATAAGTGAGATAGTAGAGATACTACGAGAGGAAGAAAATAACCATGATAGTGGTCGTTCAGGGAACAAAGAACTTTGACGATTATGCTGTATTTTTGTCAGGCATGCGTTCTGCGTTAATTCGTAAAGAAGACGATGACAAAGAATTTACCGTATATTCTGCAGGTCCCCTTAAAGTCAATAACATGGCTATGGAATTTATTAACGTAACCGAAAGAACCATGAAGGCACAGGGAATTAAGACTAAGCTAATTAAGGTTCCTCCTGCATGGATTAAGCAGAATTTCCCAGTTATTGATTACTTTGCATTCTATTGCCTCCCCAAGGAGGCTATTCCTGATGCCGTAAAAAGCGTTAGTGATAAGGGTGTAGACGTTCAAGTTTATCGATACTAATGCTAAGTCGCAGGGAAGAAGCCTACCTTTCTATTGCAAGGTATTTGGCTAAAAAGTCTCAATCACGCCAAAAGCATGGTGCGATTGTAGTCAGGGGCGGTAGTGTCCTTGGCATGGGATACAATAAGGATAGAAATCATCCTTCTCGTGTCTCACCAGAACACATCAAGACACATTGTTCTAGGCATGCTGAATTAGAAGCAATTCGTGATGCTAAGTGGAATGTTAAGGGTGCAGTTCTTTATGTAGCAAGGGTTAACTCTAGGGATGAAGATCGTAACAGTAAGCCCTGTATGCTATGTGAAAAAATCATTATAGAGACAGAAATCAAAAAGGTAATCTACACAAGGAGTAGTAATGGTAATTAAGTCACTAGAACAGATGGAAAAGATTGTTGACAAGAACAAGAACTTGTCATGGAACGGTTGGGACGTTGTAAGTCTCAAGTGGAATCCATCTGCATGGTCAAAGCCAAATGGTGTATTCGTAAGGGGTAAGTGGTACACCAAGTTCGTTTATCCAGTCACTGAAAATGGCTGGAATATCCCAGATAAGATTTTGGGATAATGCCAGTAGTTGAGTGGAAAGAAAAGGCTGCCTGTATCGGTATGGATACAGAGCTGTTCTTTGATAAATATGAAAATGATATCGAAGTCAGATTTGCTGTTGAAGATGTTTGTATGAACTGTCCAGTAGTTCGTGACTGTCTTGCAACTGGTGTATCTCAAAAAGGCGTTGGCGTTTGGGGTGGAATCTATTTAGATAATGGAGAAATCTCAAGAGAGTTTAGCAAACATCTAACCAAGAAGGATTGGGGAGAAAAATGGAAGAGACTCACAACAGCCTAAAAGATATTGCACCATTTCTTGACCATGAGCTAACAACTATGTATGCTGTGTCTGTATACGATGGATACGATATAGATGATGAACGCATTCATCAAGAGCTTTATGGTGCACTTAGAAGCAAATTCACACATCTTAATGTATTTGATAATGTGCTAGATGCTAACGTTCTGCAGGTTATTGTATTCTTTGAATCGGCTATGGTTGATATTGTTGGATATGAAATACCAGTAACTCATGGATCTTTTTTGGCAACAACAAAAGATATTGATTTTAGCAAATTAGTTAATGTTAAACATAGACATTTCCTATTCGGATATGGAGATAAGATAGCAACACATTTTGGATCTGGACCTATTGAGTATGAGGTATCAGCTTTAATTCGTGACACATACACACTAAAGGTATTTGCTAACTCCAAAGAAGAGGCATTGTCTATTGCTAATACTATTGATATTGCAGATTGGAATCATCCAGTTATACCTGAAGATTCTGGGTTAACAGATAGGCGTATAATGCGTCATTGTAGATGGGGAAACCTATCAGTAAAGGAAATTTAATGTATACAGATGATATGAAACGTGCATTTCTATCACTTAGAAGTTTTTGTCCACCAGGATTTAAGATTACTATAGTAGATAATACTCACTTTCTTACTGTAAAAGCTAGCGAGCCAGACTTCATGCGGTTGACTGGGGAAGACAAGATCCGTGCAGTTGAGTATATGATTAGAACTAAAAAAGCACTAGAGGATAATGGGGCTATTGTGCTTTTGGTACGAGAAGGTGGAGAGGATCTATGACAAAAAAGATTAAGATTCTTATTTCTTCTTTGACTGCAATTGGTGTAGTATTTTTTATATATGCTGCAGCACAGTTGACAAAGTTTCAGGAATCAGATATACTTGATATATCTGAAGACGAAGAGGAATGGTTCTAATGCAAACTTTCTTGCCATCAAAAAACTTTGATGTTGCTGCCAACATGCTTGATTCTAAGCGTTTGAATAAACAAATTCTTGAGTGCTACCAAATTCTTAAGGTGTTGTCAAACAAAGATCCAAAAGCTGCTTGGCGTAATCACCCTGCAGTAAAAATGTGGCGTGGGCATGAGCATGCTTTATTCACATATACATTAGCTATGGTAAATGAAGCCAATAAGCGTGGTATTAAGACTGACAAGAATATGGAAAATCTTATTTCATTGCGTGTTCTATTTCTATCTGAGTGGGGGCATGGGCTTCCATCTTGGTACTACAATGCTAGTGAGATGAAGCGAATTACAACCACACATAGGGCACGTCTATATGTAAAGGATCCAATTTATTATTGTGAATTTGAGACTTATGTATCACATAGTCAGAACAAGCCATGCTGTGAAGGCTGTAACTATTATTGGCCTACACATAAAGAAAAGGTAAAAGTATGAACGTAATATTAAATATAATTCTAGGACTATTCTATCTAGTATCAATAATGTCTGCTTCATTTTTATGGATGCGAGAAAAGGCTAGAGTAACAGAACTAGCAATGTACGTTGCACAAAAGATTGTAGATAACGACATGCTTATTGCTAAAATTGAGAGACTTGAAAAAGAAAACTTTGCTCTACAGTCAGAGGACTTTATTGACTTTTTAAATAAAAGCAGAGATTATGCATTTGAGTACATTGAAAAAACTCAGGCAGCATTACTAGATTTTGATCATGCAGTTAAGCCTATTCTAGATTACCATAGCAAATATGGTGGTGTACTAGGTGAAACTCCTGATTGGAACAACATGGAAAGCATCAGCATTGCATATAAAAAGCTTGCTGAAATTTTGCCAGAAAACAATATCCCTAATAACTAAGGAGAAAAAAATGAACAAACAACTAAAAGCAATGCTTGCATCATACGGAAGATCAGTTCTAGGTGCTGCAACAACACTGTATCTAGCAGGAGTTACTGAGCCACAAGACCTAATTTGGTCTCTTGTTGGTGCGATTGCCCCTGTTGTGATTCGCTATGTAAATCCTAACGACTCAGCATTTGGGCGTATTCCAAGTTCTGATGAAGTTGAGATTGCACTTGCTGCTGTAAAGCCAAAGAAGGCTCCAGTAAAGAAGGCTCCTGCAAAGAAGCCAGCATCTAAGTAATTAAAAATAAGAGTAGACCACCCTACGGGGTGGTTTTACTTTTTTATACAGAAGTCAGTGCAGACGGCATATGGGTTACCATAGTCCTGTCCAAATATTTCAGGCATAACAACTACAGAATCATTACCTACAGATGGGTGTGGATAAGTCCAAATATACCCATGGCTAGTGAGAACAGCCTGATCTGATTCGTGAAAAAAGAAGTTTGCATCAGCATGATATTTTTTAAAATAGCTTAATGCTTCTACATTTTTACAGTGAAACCAGGCATGTTTTTTAAACAACATTACCTGTCCATCAGTTACATGGTGCTTTGGTTCATCATGCCCAAAAGAAACTTTACCATCAGTGACCCACACATCAATCTCTACGTCAAATCCCTGTTCCATAGCAGCGTAAAGATAGTCTGGTCTATTTTCTTTCTCAGGATTAGGACCATCAATATTTCCACGATGTGCTATGTAGATCATCTGTCTCTCCTGACAACAACCTTATCATTTGTAAAATTAGGAACCTTAACGCATACAACTTCGCAATCAGTTATGAACTCTGGGTCAGCAATCTCCATAGGTTCCAGAATGAATACATCTCCAGTAGAAAGTTTTCTTCCCTGGATAATCATTTCTCCACGTACAAGTAGATTAATTTCATCTAGATGCTCATGGTAGTGCCAATCCCAGATTTCACCAGCTTTGTGAACCTTTAGAGAGACCTCAAGTCCCTTAGTCTGATATGCTGCTGCTGGGAAGTTACCAATGTACCATCCACCAATACTATCTTCTAATTTTTTAACTATCATAGCTTATACCTAGTCCAATCAATTACATCAAATCCGCCATCAGTCATTAGATTAATGCTTTCAGCACGGTCAGGGTCTTCTGCCCTTAACTTATCATTAATAAGAACACGCTTGCCACTAGTAAGACCCATGATTAGCTGGTCCCAACATAGTCCTAGACGCTTCAGGTGTTCCTCTGTCATTTCACGTGCAGACTCTTTTCTAGCAGTTGTTAAAATGATTTTATGACCCTTAGAGTCCCATTCATTAAACTTCTTCACAACGCCAGGAAGAGAGATTGGATCATTATCATATAGATAACTGAATCCATGCACGTGCTTTAGAATTGTTCCATCAATGTCACAGAAGATTGTCTGTGGCTTGTCAGTGTAAAATTCCTTAATCTTTGATTCATAGATTACTACGTCTTCTGGGGTACCAAGTGAATGGTAGTTAGCCTTTGGGATTTCCCATGTAGTAATCTTTTTACCATCCTTAATAAGATAGTTATATGTAACAGACACGTAGCACTCTGGAAGACCATGTGCTTTAAAATCTTTTACCAATTCTTTTGCAGAAGATACAAAATCTTTTCCATGCTTCCAGTAGTGAACTCCAACAAGTGCATCATTGCTGATAACCTTCTTCTCAGCCACCTCAACAACGTAACCATTGATTACTCTAGCATAACTGTTTTTTGGGTCCTCTGATCTGTATGTAACGATAGATCCATCTGCATCTCCAAGATTAGCAATAAAATCATCAGCATTCCAGCTAAGACTTTGATCACAATTTGTAATAACTAATGGTTCATCATTATCAATGAAATCTGATGCATATAGGCACGAATGTGCAGCACCCAGTTGTTGATCATTAACACGAACTTCAACGTAATCAACATTCATCTTTTTAAACACATTTGTCAGTGCATCATTGTAATGCTCATCTTCATAGTCTCTAGTAATAAAAATAAACCTATTACCAATACCCAGAGTCTCTACTGAGTGTTCGATTAATGTCTTTCCATTAACTTTAATTAGTGGCTTGGGGGTATCGATTCCAATGTTCTTAAATCTAGATCCTAGCCCAGCCATGGGAATAACTATGTTAACCATGTTACCTATGTCTTTCTCTGCTATAATAGTATATCAGATAGGAAGAGTTTATGATTTCAGAAGAGGAAAGCTTTCAGGATCCAGCCAAGTTTTATCACCCAGATAATTGGACAATTGAGTCAGCTGAGTTAGAATTTCAAAAGGATGCGTATGTTCCAATAATTAGGGTCAAGGGCTTAAGGTTTCATAGCATTAAAAAATCCCCTATAAAGATGTTAGAAGATGTAAAGCCAGAAATAATTATAAAGGGCGTATCTTTTTTAGCACCAGCTGCAGTGCCATATTATCATGCTGTTACAGATGTTCTGGCACACTACCATGATCTCAAGAAATATATTCCAGAAACAAAGATAGTATTTTGTGCAAATCAAATATGGGCTGAGTCTGTATCTGGAGCATCTGATGACCTATATCCGTATATGAAAGATATTCTTGATAGGTATGCAGGTTCTTTTGTAGTAGATACTCTTGGACAAGATATACTATTTGAAGAAGTTGTATTTTTTGTCAATGAATGTCTATGGATGGGTGATAGGCCAGTGCCATATCAAATACAAAAAGACTTATGTCAATTTAGTCAGACTGAAATTATTGATGATCATCAAAGATCTTTTAATAGACTAAAAGAGTTAATGAATAATTATTGTACCCCAACTCCTGGTAAAAAATTATACATAACAAGAACATCCCGTACCCCTAAAAGACACATTAGGTCAAGATCAAATACTGATTATTTCTTAAAAGAAAAGGCAGCAAGAGTTTATGAAGATGAGCATTTAATAGAAGATTTTTTTGTATCTAAAGGCTTTACCGTTGTTGACCCATCACTAATGACTGTATGGGAGCAGCAGGAGCTATTTAAAGATGCTGAGATGGTGGCAGCTATAAAAGGAACCAATATTTTTAATGCTGCTTGGATGCAAAAGCATCAAACAGTAATAATTCTATATACTACTAAATTCTGGAACTATGAGTTTGAGCACTACTTTAAGCATTTAAAACATATCCACGTAAAGCCAGAATCCTGGCATAGCCTATCTCAGCAAAATGAATACGATAAGACCCCAGTGCAGGACCTAATTGCTGAGTGTGAACGCCTAATGATTGAAAACGATATTCTGTGATATAATTAAGAAATGGACAAGTATATTATTGATGGACTACAGGAGCTACTAGCCGATACTGTAGCTCTTAAGTTTAAGGCTCATGGTTATCACTGGAACGTTGAGGGTGATGATTTCCCACAATGGCACGATAAGTTTTCAGACATTTATGAAGACATGGATGGTGCTATTGATGGCTTTGCAGAGTGGATTAGAATGATTGATATTAATTCATTCCCAAAGTTTAGCCTAGCAGACTATGCTTCCATTAGCACTGTTCCATTTGTTCAGTTGCCAACTGATCCTGTAATGATGGCATCTGATCTTTGCTCATCTATTGATATGGTTACTAAAAAAATAGTTGCTTTAGCAGACTACACAAACCAACAAAAGCAATTTGGTCTTGCAAACTTCCTTGGTGATCGCCAAACAATGCACCAGAAGTGGTGCTGGCAGCTTGGTGTAGCCCTTAAAAACATGGGGGAATAATGGCAGACGAGGCATCCGTACAAACATCTGATGTACCAGAAAACCCATCAGATAGTCTTAACCCTAGTGTTGGAATAAAAAAACCACAATACCTAAAGCATAAAGCAAATGATCCAAATTGCAAGTGCGATAAATGTATGGAAGCAAAATCTTTATTTTCTGATTTTGGAAAAGACTATACAAAGTCTAAAAGATTGATATAATTAAAGTGTCCCCCACAGGACTACGCTTAGGATGGATTAGTTACCTATTTTATGACCGTGGCCTACGTGCTTGAATGCCTGTGGGGGATTTATGTTATAATAAACATATGGGAACTTTATATGCTTTAGGTATCAATATGTATGATACTAAAGATATCTCTCAGTCTGTAATCGATGCACTTAAAAATTCTGACACTATATTTGTTGAACACTTGCATGCAGATGGAGATTTACTAAAAAAACTAGGCATTGAAAATAAAACTTTAATAGAGATTGACAAGGTTGCTGATGAACATGTCGATATGCTAAATCTTGAAGATAAAAATGCTGCAATAATAACTGGCGATGGATTCCCCTCAGTCACGGATCCTGGAGCCACATTGATATCTCGTGCTATCTCTACTGGACATAATGTCTTAGTTCTGCCACAAGTATCAGCATTAGTTTCTGCAACTATTCTAAGTGGATATCAAATAACATCATTTTTCTATGGCGGTATGCTAGATTACATAGATGCAAAAACAATACAAACAATATCTATGAATAACTCACCTATGTCAATTTTCCTATACCAAGGAACTGAGGAAGCAATAGGTCTTTTTGATATCCTGTATGAGTCAGATAGAGAAGTTAAGATCCTTGCTGATATGGGTAGAGATTCTCAGAAGATAGTAACGTCAACCGTAAAGGATATTAGGAAAGACATTCCAGAAGTATATAGGTTTGTAACTTTTGTGATTGCCCCTAAAAAATAATATGAACGATAATATATTTATTGTTATTCCAGCTTATGAAGATTTTGATCTTCCACGTACAGTCGAAGAAGCAATTCAAAATGCCTACGATCCAAATAGGCTTAAGTTTGTCATAGGCTTACAATATAAAAATACACCAATAGATTTTTTTGTAGATAAATATAAAAGTGATAATAGATTTAGTTTTATATCATATGATGTTGATACTCGTCCAGGTGTTGTTAAGATAAGGCATGAGCTAACACAATTACATACAGATGAAAAGTATTTACTACTTATTGACTCTCATATGAAGTTTGTAAAATATTGGGATCAAGTATTAATTAATAGATATTTAGATATGCAAAGAGAGTTTGGCATGGATGTAGTCTGGTCAAGACCGATGAGTGATGAGCCAACACTATCTGTTTTAACTGGTGAAATAGATAATGTAATTCTTTGGGAAGCAGCGATTGATGCAAAGCATCTAGTTAGTAATCATAGTGGAATCATTCGTCCGAACCAAACAATCGGTAGGTGGGATGGTAAACCATTCTCCAAGTCTGCATGGCTAACAAGCCAATTTGCATTCATGGAAGCAAGGTGGATAAAAGAAGTTGGATTTGATCCAAATATTCAGCAGTACTGTGAAGAGCAACTATCTACTATTAAAACATATATTGCTGGTTGGGAACTGGTTTATGATGCTATCCTATACCCGATTGGACACAATGTTTCTAAAACGAATCTATCTCTCTATGGCAAAGAAGTCGCAAACTATCATGATAAACAATTTGGCAATATAGATTCTGAAGAAACAAAGCTTGAAGTTGCTAAATTTTTGCTTACTGGCTATTCGGACAAAATAGAAGTCAGACAAAGAAAAAGAGACATAGAAGAATTTTATAATTCTATCAATGCCTCTGATCTAGTTGAAGCATTAAAGCTATATTACAATATTGATTCCTAGTTCTTGCTGACGCTTTTCAAATACTGATAAAGCATTATTATATGCCTCAACCATTTCTGGCATTAATCTATAATCAACTACGGCATCCTTTACCCATTGATATTCTTCTGGTTTATCAGTAGGGATTCCGTTTGCAGCACCTGCGGTAAAGTTGATATCATTTTTTAGGTGTTCTCTAATATCATCAAGCCACTTATCAAAATACTCTGGCTCCCTTAGTCTAGTTGGATCTTCAGATTTGACTATATCATGAATGGCTTTGAGCACTTCTGCAGGTTTTTGCGTAACCTGCTCAAATGTAAATGGAATAACCTTATTAATGTTTTTGACTGCACCATATGTATACCCCATCCACATTTTTGATTCTTGATACATAGCCTCTTCAAGGAATTCATTCTTTTTTGTTCTAAAAAATTCCATATTTCCATCTACGATTTCTGGTCTTCCAACAATTGTTGATCCACCAAAGCCATATGCAGATTTAAACACCTGGGAAGATATACAATCAATAGGCTCACGTAAGATATTAATCTGATATATATCATCAAAATTTGCGAGGAATAGTAGTGGCTCATGAGCTACCTTTATAAAGCTATTATCCTGTGCCCATTCACCAGAGTTTGAGTAATCATTATGGTCACGATCATTATGATAAAACATATCTCTAATTGAGTCCATAAGGAACTGTGATGCTGATCTTGGTACTGAGTTAATTATTATTTTATGCATGTTATCCTATTCAAAATCTATGTTCAGTATGCATCTCATTTTTGACTTTATTGGTGAGCTAGATGCATGATATATGTCCCCGTCAAAGAACACGGCCCTTCCCATTTTTGGAGATACCCTAGATTCTATTGTAAACTTATCCACCTGTTGTCCAAATCTTTCATTAAAAAAGAATGTGTCTCCATCAGAATCATTTACATAGTATAAAAATACTTTATGTGGTCTATCCTGATCTACATGTGGAGTATGGTACTTTGAGTTATCAATTCCTCTTGGAAGAATATTAAATTTAATTCTTAAAATTTTACTATAAGATATGCCAGATTCTTTAATTGCATTTTCAAAAATACTAATAGCTTTTTGATATACAGGGTCCCAAGGTTCAGGAATCATGACAAACTGATAAGACTCTTCAATGTTGTCTAAAGATATTTGCTTATCTTCTCCACCAGGTTCATCAGTTCTATATGCTAAGTGCCATTTTCTACTAGCATCTGCGGTAACTAACTTGAATAATTCTTTAGAGTCATTGTTATCTACAAAGTTATCAAATAGAATCTTCATATAAGTTCCTCTCAGACCACGCTTTTAGTACATCAGTTTTTGAAGAGTCCATAGACTTCAGCCTTTCATTTTTTCTAATACTTTTAAATAGTGCTACAAGTTCACCATCTATCTTGTACTCAAGTATTTGATTATCTTTGTATAGATCTTCCATAGATACAAAGTTTTCACCAAACTCACCAGTAATTATTATACCACTATCAGGGTCTATGGCTTCTGCAAGCTGATGTTCACCAGTAATAAAATATGGATATCTTCCATATTCCCTATTAGCATACATACTAGCTAAGGCAATTATGGTTTTATATATTGCATCATTTTTGGGCTTTGCAAATATCAGGGCAGTCTGTACAACAAATCTTTCATTAAACATTTTTTGAACTGGATTATCTTTAAATATAATCAGGTCACAATTACTGGTATCTATTTGTTTTAAAAATGTTATACCAAAATCTGAATAGAATCCTCCATGCTCAAACAGAATACAAAACCTAGCAAGCTCTGCTTTCCAGGGGTACATCTTCATAGTATTAAAGGCCTCAAGTACCTGCTTTGGAAATTTGTCAGACATCAACTGCTTTATTTCTTTTTCAGTCCAAAGCATAATCTCTACATCTTGTATATCCTGAAATGATTCAATTTCATTTTCATACATACTTATATAGTCAGAAAGAGAATCTCCTATATAAATCAGATGTCCTTTATTCACTATTTGATCTTTCTCTTAGATAGGTACGTTCCTTATGACAATTTGCACAAACAACATCGCACTTCTTTACTTCTTTCCATGCTGCATCTTTGCCATGTTTCTTCAATACTCTATAGACAAGGTCTATTTTCTTGACTCCTGGCCTGTGGTCAAATTCTAGGATATAGTGTGGGTATCTGACTTTACAGTCCTTACAACCCATCTTCTCTTTGTATGCTTGAAATTCAGAATATTGGTTCATCTCTATTATTATATCAAATTTGGCAGTATAATATATACATGGATACAGATTTTGATGCTCAGTATAAAATGATGATGGATAGGCTTGATGGTATTACATCAGAAATTTATACAATTGGTGCTATGGAAGAACGTGCCTCCATTACAGGTTTTCTGCGTGACCTAATCCTTGAAAAGGACATGGAGGGCGATCTTATCGCAACTGCAGTACTTGGTTGGGCACTAGAAAGGCTTTCAGTAGCTAACTAAAGTAGTTTAGAAAGATTATCATGGCTAATAATATAGTCTATGATTTCTGCAGGGTCAAACTTTTTAAATAAGTTGGCCCCCTCTGAATTATCTACTGCACTATGTATCGTTAGATCAAGGCCATTAGATAGCTTTGCAGTCGGTGGAATACTAAAGACATCATCTAAGAATAATCTATGCAGTGCAGGGTGATAAAAACTGTCAACGTTGCAGGTATTTAATAAAATCATTTTAGACCCCTTTGGCATAAAGATTCCATTAAGCATTCCTGCACCCTGAAAACCAACCATTGTTGTAGCTAAGGATGATATATGTGCTTGCTCAGCAAAAGACATTTCTGAAAAATCAACAATTAAAAATCCGTTATCTGCAAAAAACTTTTCAACAATTTTTTCATTATGTGGTTCAATGTATCTAAACATTGAGCGTTCTCTCAGTTCTCTTTCTCTGACTCCAAATTTTACGTAATTGACATCATCATCTTCATTGATAAAAGATTCTAAAAGCTTGTTTTCTTTCTGTCTGGATACAAAAACTTTTAAACTAGAATTTTGTTTAGCTTTATATTTATTAAAAAACAAGTTTACTTTTTCATACATCAAAGTGTGCCACTCTTTAAATCTAGGGTTTTGCTCACCGCCAGTGGTTCCAAGTTCTCTGTCTAACCCAAGATCAATATGTAGTGTTCTGTTCATTTCTGCAGAGCAAAAGATTATATTTTCAAAAAATATATTGTCATAGTCTTCAATATAAATTATTTCTTCTAATGGCAACATTTCTTTAATTAGTTCTGCATGTTGTGGGTTGCTTTGTTCTAAAGCACTAAAAGCTGCACGTGTCGAAGCTACAGAATATAGCTTTAAATCTGGATGATTTTCTTTGCATATTAACCAGTCTGTCAAAATGTCCACCAAGATATGATAATATCCTAATCCTTGTCCTGGCCAGATAAATGATTTTCCAGGTACAAACTTATCACCTTTGCCTTTACTGTATCCAGTAAAAGATGCACCAGTAACTGTATGAATGTTAATCCTATTAGTTCCAGGCACCTGGGATTTAGATATTTCCAAAATGTTTCCTTCCAGCTTGCATTTTTTCCGTCTATCCATTATACTATAATCACAAAAGAATTGGAGCACTATGATTATCGAAAACATCCTTGGTGAAGGATATGTAAGACTAGCAGATACACTTGGAAATGATCTAAGCATTGTCAATGCTGCTCGTGTGTCTTATGACAAAGAATCAGAAACATTTGAGGCAAGAGATGAAAAACTTATTAACTTTCTTATCCGTGAAGGACATACTAGCCCTTTCCGCCATGCAGCACTCACCTTTGAGGTCTATGCACCTCTACTCGTGGCAAGACAGTGGTGGAAGTACGCAGTAGCATCTACACATGTAGATGATCAAAATGGCTGGAATGAATCATCACGTAGGTATATCACTGAACGTGAAGAGTTTTATATTCCAAAGGGATCAGCTTGGCGTTCAAAGCCTGAGAATAGTAAGCAGGGGTCTGGGCCAGAGATTCCTGAAGACATTGGTGGGTACTATACAAATAAACTATTTGACATTATTAGCGAAGGTCGCAAGCTTTATGAGAGTGCCCTAAACTATGGTATTGCACCAGAGCAAGCACGACTATTCCTCCCTGCATACGGAATGTTTGTACGCTGGCGTTGGACAACATCTTTGCAAGGTGTAATGACTTTCTTAGACCAGCGTCTAGAGCATGATGCACAGTGGGAGATTCAGCAGTATGCAAAAGCAGTGAATGATTTGACAAATAATGCATTTCCAGCTACAATGGAAGTATACAAAAAGCTTAAGGAGAATAAGTGATTAAACCACTAGAAGATAAGGTTGTTGTAAAGCCTATCGAAGAAACAGAAAAGACTAGTGCATCTGGTCTTATTATTACCAGTGCTGCTGGTGAGAAGCCCACCGAAGCAATTGTTATTGCTGTAGGCCCAGGGTTTACTGCAGGTAACGGGGATAAGGTCACAATTGATCTTGAACCAGGTGATAAGGTTATTTACTCTAAGTATTCTGGAACAGAGATTGAGCATGAGCATGAGAAGTATATTATTCTTCCATACCGTGACATCTTTGCCGTAATTGAGGACTAATGGATAACAATCTATTTGATGTTGTATTTGGCATTGACCACATCATTGCTGAATTTTTTTGGAATGGTGTATTTGCCCTAGTAGTCTATGGACTATCTAAAGCACAAGCATTGAGAAAGATTCACAAGTACATTGATGACAGGCACGATGTTAAGCACGATAAGTACTAGGATGGGAAACTAATGATTATTGGTCTGAGTGGGTATGCTCAGGTAGGCAAGGATACCGTAGCAAATTACCTAGTAGAAAACTATGGCTTTGTGAAAGTATCTTTTGCCGATCCAATTCGTGAAGCCCTATACAAGCTTGATCCAAAAATTCGTTTGGGAGAAAACAATGGTGCGTCTTTGGCACATGCAGTTGACTCTATGGGTTGGGAAGATGTAAAAAAGTTTTCTGAGGATGCTCGTATGCTTCTTCAAAGACTTGGCACAGAAGTTGGTCGTGAAATGTTTGGAAAAGATTTTTGGGTAAATCAAGGTCTTCTAAGAGCAAAAGAACATGAGCATGTAGTATTTGCTGATACTCGCTTTAAAAATGAAGCAGATGCTATCAAAGATAATGGTGGAAAGGTTTGGCGTATCAATAAAGAGGGGCACGGGCCAGTCAATGGGCATCCTTCTGAGACTGCACTAGATTTATATGCGTTTGATTTAATTATAGATAATGATTCTAACAAAGAAGATCTTTATAGATTCATAGACTATAAGATGAAAAATATATAAATACAAGGGGCAGTAGTTCAGTTGGTTAGAGCGTCACTCTTATAAGGTGGTTGTCGTGGGTTCAAGTCCCATCTGCCCTACTATCTCTCCATAGCTCAGCTGGATAGAGCAACGGACTTCTAATCCGTAGGTCGTAGGTTCGAATCCTACTGGGGAGGCTAATCATGGTATAATAAAAAATATGATAGATATAACAAATGATTTTATTGACAAAGACATTGCTAAAGAACTTTGTAATTTTATCGATGAAAATCTAGATATTTTTATATATCGTGATGATAGAAAAAGATATATGTTACGTTTTGGATATGATGAAGAACTTCCAGAGCAGGCAATCTTTGACATGGACCTAGTCAGTCCTATTAAAGATACTCTTATTTCTATTTTTAATAAAGTAGCTAATCATATTGGTGAAGATGTTGAGCTAACATCTTGGTTTTTGTCTAAGCAGATACCAGGGGCAAAGCTAACTCCTCATAAAGATGGTTGCGAAGGACTTAACGAACATTTAAAATATACAGCAATGCTATATTTGAATGATCTAAATGGCAATGGCTCAATCGGTTTTACTGAAACGGGCATTGAGGTAATTCCTAAAACAGGAGACCTCATAGTCTTTGAGTCATTAAAAGATGAACATTTTGTTTCAGATATAGAACAAGATAGATATTCATTGCCAATGTGGTTTACTCTTAATAAGCAATATGCTTTTAAGTTTTAAGGAGAACACTAATGGAAGACATAGAGATACTTAAATGTACAGTTTGTGGTAATGAAAAATTGGCACCAATCCTGTATGGATATCCTACACCAAAATGGATAGAAATGGCTAAGCTTGAGCAGGTAGCATTGGGCGGAACAAACAATGTAGGATTTACGCACTATTGCTATTCTTGCAATGAGGTACATCCACCTTTTAACAGTCCATATGACGAATAATTCAATAATTTGACTTTCTACCCAATTGCTGGTAGAATTATATATACAGAGACACCCTTTAACAAGGTGTCTTTGTCTTTCTTAAGGAGGAAGCGAATGATACAACCAGAAAATAACGGTAGGATTGGTCTTGCCTTTGCTACTGTTGTCGTTATGTTGGCATTTATCACTTCGAGTGCTAACGCTGCAACTATTACTGCAACTTCACCTACTCCATCTGCAACCGTTGCAGGTAAGTATTTGAATGTAAAAGTTGCATCAAAGCCAAGCCCCTTAGAACAGGCTGCAATCACAGCAAAAACCGTTTCTAAGACAAAGTATGACACTAATGACATGCTTACGGCAAACGAACTCAAGGATGTTTTATACAGCGTTGGGTTCCGTGGCAAAGATCTAAAAGAAGCATGGGCAATAGCAATGAAGGAGTCAAATGGGAGACCAATGGCTCACAACCGAAATGCTAATACAGGAGACAACTCATATGGTCTGTTCCAGATTAATATGATTGGTTCTCTTGGGCAAGACAGACTGGACAAGTTTAACTTGAAATCATATTCAGATCTATATGATCCAGTAAAGAATGCTGAGATTGCCTACTTCATGTCAGATGGAGGCCAAGACTGGTCTGCATGGCACGGAGTTTCTTCTTTGGTAAAGGAATGGATGGGTAAGTTCCCAAACTAATATAACTAAATAATAATTGAATAATAGGCGTTGTGGCGGTATCTTAATTGGTATCGCCACAATGTCGTATTAATGGTAGAATAGAGATATATGAAAACTGTTTTAGTAACATCCTTCGATGCTAATTATTGGGAACAATCCATTGTTGCCCTACATTCATTTATCTCTAATACAGATACAGATAACTATGACGTTGCCTGTATTGTATCTAAAGATATTTTGCATCGTGAACAAGAGTATTCTGATACATTGGGGCATATCGTTAGATTTGTCTATACTGATAAAGTAAATGCTTTGATTGATGCTGGTGTTGCAAAAGAAGATCATTGGGTGCCTGTGCACTGCTATCAAAGAATATTTTTAGGGTCATTGCTTGATGGATATGATAAATGTATCTATATTGACCCAGATACCCTCACAGTACGCAATACATCACCAATATTTAAATATCCCCCATATGCACCTGTAATGGCTGCTATGGAGGATTTAGGGCACAATAAGACTATATTCAATACAGATGATATTCCTTATTTTAATAATGGCGTGATGATTGTTGATCTTAAGTACTGGAATGAAGCAGATATAGAGGATAAGCTTGTTGAGTGGATTGTTAATAATGGACCAACTATGACACAAGAGCAAGATGCAATGAATGCTGTACTACTTAATGCATGGTTTCCACTACCAACAAGTTTTAATACACTTGAATTTATGCTCTATATGGACCCATATTTTGCTGAATCACATACTAATCCTTTGATTCTTCATTACCTTGGCCCTGTAAAGCCATGGAGCAAAGATGCTAGAATATATGAATGGACACAAAGATGGATAGACTATTACAAAACAATATTTATGAAAGGGGCATCATGGAACCCAGACCAATCAGAAGTCCAATAGGCTTTAAGTTAAATGATTTTATTGGATTAGACTGTACATATAGATGCGATAATTTTACAAAAGATCATGACCCATCTAAAGACCACATATTGTTTGCTGGATGTTCTTTTACAGCAGGTGAAGCATTAGAGGCACACCAGACTTGGGCATACAAGGTTTATCAGCGTTTTAAGAATGCCAGTGGGTTTTTCAATATTGGAGTGCCTTCTTTTTCTGTGACTGATGTAATTGATTCAATATTGAAATATATCAATCTTTACGGTAATCCAACACATATTTTTGCATTGTTCCCAGATGCTGGAAGAGATGGTCAATACTGTGCTCCTGGAAAAGAGCATGCAGAGCTGATGCAGTGGAGAGAGTACGCTTGGCTAGACCTTTACTGTAAATCTAATAACATTAAGCTATATACATTTACATGGGATATCCCATTTAACAGGGATAGGGCACCACAAATGTATCCAGATCAAAGTGTAACCAGATACTACCCTCAGAGAACTGAGGAGAGGCAGGATTGGTCTGTGCAAATGAACGGGGATACAATAAAAGTATTGCAATCCTTTGATACATTTTATTACTATACACAAGATGAAATGGAATACCAGGTTTTTCTAAATGATGTAACGAAAAACAAAAACTCAGCGACATCCTTAGTAGCAACAGACGATGTTCATCCTGGAGAATCATTTCATGATTTCTTTGCTGATTTTATAGCAGATAAGGCTGGACTATAATGCAGATACCTAATTTTGTTGATGACCACGAAAAGATTGGAATTGTAATAATGCAGGCAATGGATGCTGGTGCATATTTATTTCAACCAATAGAAATACCGTTTACAACTGAGCGTGATAGTCCATATGTACATAAAGATCCAATGACTATTTTTAAAATTAAGATTGCAAACTTTTTTCATGATAATGATTTAATTAAATATCATAAGGAAGCAGCGTCTATAACTTTTATTTTAAATTCATTCTCAGACCTTGACTTACCAGAAGGTCAAATGGTATACTTGCCACAAACAAATCAATTAACAACAGAGAAGAGAGACTATTCTTCGCAATATTGCGTAATAGTAATTAACTAATATGATTATTCA